TCATCCCCTTCTTTGTGGATGAAGCTCTGCCGGGCGATACGTTCAACCTTCGGTCCACTCTCTTTGCGCGGATGGCGACGCCGATTTATCCCCTGATGGATAACGCCTACCTCGACACGCACTTCTTCGCGGTTCCCATCCGTCTGGTCTGGGATAACTGGCAGAAATTCAACGGCGAACAGCGCAACCCGGGGGATACCACGGATTACTTGGTGCCTCAGATCGGCCCCATCACGTACAACATCAACAACGTCGACCCCGCATTGGCGTCTATGTCGAAGCTGGCCGACTACATGGGTCTCCCGCAAGGGGTGGCTATCACGGAACATTCCGCGCTCTGGCATAGGGCCTACGCCCTGATCTGGAATGAGTGGTTCCGGGACCAAAACCTCCAGAATTCCGTCACGGTGCCTACCGGGGACGGTCCTGACAATGGGACCCAATATCAACTCCTGCGCCGCGGCAAGCGGCACGACTACTTCACCTCCTGCCTCCCTTGGCCTCAGAAAGGGCCGGGGGTTTCTATCCCGTTGGGTACGGGCGCGCCTGTTTATCCGGCTAAGGTCGGCGCCGATTACGTGCAGGATGGGTCTTGGTTCAACTCGAATGCGTCCGGCGTCGTGCTGAAAGCGGGAAGCTCCAGCATTGGGGCGGATTCCGACTTCAACATGTTCGCAGATCTGTCGGCGGCGTCTGCCGCGACCATCAATTCGCTCCGTCAAGCGTTCCAAGTCCAAAAAATCTACGAACGCGACGCCCGGGGCGGCACTCGTTATACCGAAATCATCAAGTCTCATTTCGGCGTCACTTCGCCCGATGCGCGCCTCCAGCGCCCGGAATATCTCGGGGGGGGCTCCACGCAGATCGTGGTCAATCCGGTGCCGCAGACTTCGGCCTCTGGCACCTATGCGGAATCCCCGCAGGGCAATCTGTCCGCCTATGCCACGGCGGTTGCTGGTGGGCATGGGTTCTCCATGTCGTTCACTGAACACTGTCTGATCATCGGTCTCTGTAGCGTCCGGGCCGATTTGACCTATCAGCAAGGTCTGGATCGCATGTGGTCGCGGAAAACCCGCTTCGACTTCTATTGGCCGGCTCTCGCCCATATCGGCGAACAGGCCGTGCTGAACAAGGAAATTTATTTCTCCGGCACGACCACGGACGATCAGGTGTTTGGGTATCAGGAACGCTACGCGGAATACCGGTACAAGCCCTCCAAGATTACGGGGCTGTTCCGGTCGTCTGATCCCGTCTCTCTGGATGCGTGGCACCTGTCGCAGGAATTTGCGACCTTGCCTACGCTCTCTCCGGAGTTCATCGAAGAAAATCCGCCGTTCGACCGCGTCATTGCGGTGCCGGCGGAGCCGCACTTCCTGCTGGATACCTTCACGAAGCTGAAGTGCGCTCGTCCGATGCCCGTCTACTCCGTTCCCGGTCTGATCGACCACTTCTGATCATGGATGATCTCGTATCGCTGTCCGGGGACTCCCCCGTCACTTCCGCGACGACTGCCGCGGGTATGGCGATGGGGGGCCCTGCCGGGGCCGTGGCTGGCAATGTTCTCGGGAACGTGGTCGGCGGGTTGTTCTCCGCTCGCCAAGCCAAAAATCAGATGGCGTTCCAAGAACGCATGTCCTCAACCGCTCATCAACGCGAGGTCGCTGACCTTCGCGCTGCTGGGCTCAACCCGATCCTGTCGGCCAATAAAACGGGGGCCAGTACGCCGGGAGGCGCTATGGCTTCCGCTCCCGATTTTGGATCTGTCGGGAATACGCTCTCGTCGGCTCTGCAGGCGGAGGCGGCTGGCACCCAGGCGGAAACCGCCCGGGGTCTCTCGGGGCCCCAGGCGATGCAAGCCTGGAATACCGCTGCGCTGAATAATGAGCTCGCGACGAAGGCGCATGCGGATACCCAACTGTCTCAAGCGCAAGCGCTGAAGACGATGGCCGAAATTCCGAACATCGGCCAAAACCTCAAAAATCTGATTCAAGAGGTCGCTGAATCTCTTAGCCGTGAGGCTCTCAATCGCACCAGTGCGAAAAAGGTTTCCACTGAAACCGGAAATCTCCAAACCACTGGCGCTATTCTCGTCGAGGAACTTAAAGGGGCCCTGCAAGAGGGCAAAATCGACGAAACTACCTTCGGGCTCATCACGCGAGCCCTAAATCGCCTTCCGGGTCTCCCGGGCGTCAAAATCAATCTCCCGGGTCCTCCGGGTAAAACTCCGGCGCTCAACCGCGGTAAAAACCCACGCGGAACGGGTAATTCTCCCTAATGCTCTCTCTACAGACTGCGGTCTGTCCGCTGCTAGCAGCGTTGCCTAGGGGGGCGCGCGCGGGCGCGCCGGCACGGGGCCCCGCGAAGCGGGGAGAGCCGGTCCCCCCCCGCCGCTCCTTCTTCTAACTCTCTCCGAGGTTCTTTCTATGTCTACTCAAGGTCTTACTCACATCTCCAACTTCCTCACTCCCGAATATCGCTTCGTTACCAAACTCGGGCCTAAACTCAAGGTCTCTCTGTCTCACTTCTCCAAGTCTCTAACTCAACAACACTTCAAGGACGAATCTGATATCAACGTCCTCATGTCCCGTTACCAACAAACGGGCATTCTCGAAGGTCGCGATCCTGCGACCGCCCGTTACATCGATGTAACGGAATTCCAATCTCTCGATTTCCAATCGGCTCAAAATCTCATCCGTTCCGCTCATGAGCAATTTCTAATGCTCCCTTCCTCCCTCCGGTCGTTCTTTTCGAACGACCCCGGCAAATTCCTCGCCTTCATGGAGGACCCTGCAAACGCGCAGGAGGCCATAAAAATGGGTCTGGCAAGGGACCCCCTTACCCCAGCCTCCACGGTCCCTCTGGGGACCGCAAATCCGTCCGTTTCTTCGGCGGTCAAACTCCCGGACAGTTCAGCTACTTGATCTGAACTGTCCTAGGTGACAGCGAAAGAGGTTGCGCTCCGATGGTTTTGTATCTAATCTGGTTTACAGGCGGCTCTGTGGCTGCCTACATCGTTCTGAAAGGAATCTGTTCATGAAACGTCAAAAGCTCTCCCGGGCTCAATCCAAGCGGTCCTTTTCGTCTGGATCGAAGGTCCACAAGGTCAACACGCGCGGGGCTCCGATGCGCGGTGGTATCCGGCTCTGATGTATTTCCATGCCTTGCTTCCGCCCCCTGTCTGCGTGGCAGCGGGTGACGCCGGGGCCGAACGGCAAGCGAGAAATTTTCTTCTCGACGGCTGCGGCCCAGCGTTTTGCGGTGACTCCCTTAACCCTTCCGTGTGGTCAGTGTGTGGGCTGCCGTCTGGATCGGGCCAAGGGTTGGGCTCTAAGGTGCGCTCATGAGGCGCTCTCTTGGGATCAAAAAGCGTTCCTTACCCTGACGTATAACCCCGCAAACCTCCCCCCCGGTGGCACCCTCTACAAAAAACACTTCCAAGACTTTATGAAACGGCTCCGATTTCACTACGCAAACCGGAAGATTCGCTACTACATGGTCGGCGAATACGGCGCGAAAGGCGACCGTCCGCATTACCATGCGATCGTTTATGGCGTCGACTTCGAAGAAGATCGTGTGCTTCTGAAAAAAAATCGGGGGAATCCCCTGTACCGCTCGCCGACACTGGACCGCCTTTGGGGGCATGGTTTCGCCTCCATCGGGAACGTCACGTTCCAGTCGGCAAGCTACTGCGCTCGCTACTGTCTCAAAAAGATAACCGGCGAACAGGCAAAAACCCACTACCAGCGGGTTGATACGGAAACGGGAGAGATTTACCAAGTCCTCCCGGAGTACAACAACATGAGTCTCAAACCCGGCATCGGGCAAGGCTTCTTCGAGGAATACTCGGAAGACATTTTCCCGCATGACTACTGCATTCTCGAAGGCAAAAAGGTCCGCACTCCGCGGTACTATGATCGCCTTCTGGAAAAGGAAAACCCGGCCCTTCTCGAAAAGGTCAAGCTGGCGCGAAAGCGCAATGCCAAAAAGCAAGCCGCTAACTCCACTCCTGAACGCTTGGCGGTACGGGAAACCGTCCTAGATGCCAAGCTCTCCAAACTTCACAGGGAAATCGAATGAAAGTCTTTGCTATCCGTGATCGGAAATCCGATACGTTCCATGCTCCGTTCTTCCAACCCAATGACGAAGTCGCGGTGCGGGCTATCGCGGCGCATATGCGCTCCGAGCCCAATTCGATGATTTCGCTCTACCCGGATGACTACGAACTGTTCCACATTGGGAACTGGGACGAAACGTCCGGTCTTCTCGAAGGGAAAACCCATACCTTCGTCACCCATCTGTCGGCTCTGGCCAGTGCAAAGGAGTAAATCACCATGCATCGCAACCCTTCCGTCATGGAACACCGGTTTTCGCAAGTTCCGAAAGCCGACATTCCGCGATCCGCTTTTGACCGTTCGTGTGGGCATAAAACCACTTTCGACGCTGGGTACCTCATCCCCTTCTTTGTGGATGAAGCTCTGCCGGGCGATACGTTCAACCTTCGGTCCACTCTCTTTGCGCGGATGGCGACGCCGATTTATCCCCTGATGGATAACGCCTACCTCGACACGCA